GACCGCCGGCAAGATTACGAAAACCGTGCCGATTACCGTATTGTCGCGTAACCTGCTCGCCTACGGTCCCGCGTCGGCCAACGGACTGACCGCCACCGTTAACAGCGACGGGTCATTGCATGTCACCGGCACCGCCACCGGTCAATGGCGTGGCCTGTCGTGGACGTTCCCATGCCCGGTACAGGGCACCGTGAAACTCAGCGGCACTAGTATCGCCGGTTTGAGCTTCAACATCAAGTGCCTCGACGCCAAGGGGCAGCAACTGGGAGCCCAAATGAACTTGGGTAACAGTGTCATGGCAATCCCTGCCGGCACCGTCAGCCTGTTCCTCAACGTCATCTCCGCCGAGGCCACGCCCACCGCTCAGGACAGCGACATTCGCGTCCAATTGGAATCCGGCGACACCGCACACGATTGGATGAAACCCGACAACACAAGCCTTAGTGGGGGGGGTGGTTATGAATTAGCGAACCTGTATCCGCGTGTCACCGGACTGCCTAAAACATTAGGCACCGACCCGGGTGTTATGGTCACGGAACCATCGCCGGGCACGTACCGTTTCAAAGGCTCCACCACACAAAAGGTTGACTCGTGGGATAGCCTGACATGTTCCGTCCATGTGGACGCGGGCACGTACACGCTGGACGCCTCCGACTGGCCGTATGACAGCAGCTCATGGTTGATTGGCATCCAGTCCACTCTCACCCCCGATGACGGCAGCGGACAGACAATCGCGTTCGAACCTAAGGGCTATGGGCCGCGCCCCTTGAAGGCCGGGACGCTGCGCCTCAATATATTCGTCAACACCACGGGCGAGGTCGATAAGACGCTCACTCCCCGCCTTTACAAGATCGACTGATTCTAGCCCCACACCATACCGTGTGGGGCTTTTTCATTGACGGCCCCGAGTGGGCCCCGATAATCCTGACCCACGACCGTGGGCCACAAACAACAATCCATCCCGAGAAAGGGGACATATGGTCAATAACAAGGACAAGCCGAAGCCATGGCATAAGCGCCTGTTCGCCAAGGTCACGGCACTGGCCGCAGCCATCTGCATGATGCTGCTTCCGGCGACCGCGCACGCGGACATGCAAGGCGTGGACATGAGCAACTGGCAGTGCGGCGTAGACGTGTACAACATGCAGGCCGATTTCATCGTGGTCGGCACCACATGGGGCACGGGCCAAGTCAACAACAACTGCCTCGTGTCCGGCGTCAACACGGACGCCAACCGTATGATCGCCCAGGCACAGGCCAGCGGCAAGAAGTTCGGCCTGTACCATTACGCGATGGGCGGCAACCCGGAGGCGGAAGCCCAATTCTTCTATCGCAACACGTCGAACTATTGGCGTCACGGCATCGTGGCGTTGGATTGGGAGATGGACGATAACCCCGCATGGGGCGATTGGGATTGGGTACGCCGCTTCATGGCGGAGTGCGAACGGTTGAGCGGCGGTGTGCGCCCATTGCTGTACACCGGCCCGGTGGCCGGCACCATCCCGCAGGACATCCGCGACCGATACGGCCTGTGGATCGCCCAGTACGCGAACATGAGCCCGACCGGCTATCAGGCCAATCCGTGGATGCTGGGCGCATACGGCGAGGCCATGCGACAGTACAGCGGTACCGGCGTGGTCAACACGTGGAGTCCCATCGACCTCAACATCTTCCGTGGCGACGCATGGCAGTGGGATTTGTACGCCAACCCCACCGGCTCCACAGCCCCGGCCCCGGCAACGCCCGCGCCCGTGCAGCCGAGCACTCCCCCGGCCGACACCAACACGGGTGGCATCAGCCACGTCATGCAGTGGGGAGAAACCATCTGGGGACTCGCCGTCGCCTATGATGCTTGGCCCCTGTCCGCGTGGCATACGCCCAGCGGTGATATCAACCGCTACTACGTGGGCGATGTCGTAACCTACGGCGGCGGTTCCACCACGGCCGCGCCGTCCAACGGGGTCTCCAAGACCCTCCAGTACGGTGACACGGTATGGGATTTCGCCACCGCGCACGGCTACAACGTCAGCCAATGCACGGTACCCTCCGGCAACATCAACGTCTACTATCCCGGTGACGTGGTGACCTGCCGCTAAAACCAACCGATGCCGCCGTCACTCCCCTGATGGCGGCATCACCACTATTTTTTTGATCGGAGTAAAACATGACCGACAACACGCCGGACACCCAACTCGAAGAAATCACGGAAACCGGCACGCCCAATATTCCCGACCATACGGCCACGCCGTACACTCCCGTGTTCAATGACACGGTGCGCACCGTCATCTACGTGGTCACGCTCGTCGCCTCGGTCATCGGACTCGGGTTCATGAGCTTCGGCTCCCCCGAAATCGGCGGTTTCATCAGTACCGCCGCAGGCATCATCGCCGCAGGATTCGGAGTCGCATACAACCCCGTACGCATGGCCGGCAAGTAGCCGCAGCGAATAAACACCGCCCCTCCATCCGGCATAACGCTGGACGGAGGGGCGGTTTTCGCGTATTCAAAACCAAGTTCAAGCCCATGGCAAAGGAACACCGACCACACGGGCCAAGGCATACGCCAATGCAAGCGCGACTATCAGAGCGCAGACCGCGACGAAAACGTAGTCTCCTAGCAGACATGCTCTAAGGAACAATGGATGCTCCCGCGCGAACACCCGCATTCTTTCACCCCTATTCTTATCCAGATGCGTCGAGGTCGCACAGTCGTGGAACAGGTGCATGAACGGACGCCATCGCGCCATACGCACGAACTGGTCCGCATCAGCGACATCATTCGATTGCTTGGCTTGAGGCGAATCCAACGGATCGTTTTCCTCAACCACTTTCGCCGCAGCCACGGTCTTGCTCGCATCTGTGGAGGATATGCCGGATACCGCGTCTAGGTCCGCGTCCGGCGATTCCACAGCGTCGAAACCGGTGTCGTCATAATCCGCCATGTCAGATGTCGGCCCCGTGCTTGCGCAACCGTTCCATGCGTTTTCGAACCGCGGCCAGCGAGACGCCGAAATATGCTGCGGCCGCGATCATCCCATCGTTCTTGACTTTCTGGATGAAATCGTGTTCGGGCATGAGCAGCGCACCGGCGAACTCGTCCGCGTAGAATTCGTGGATGTCGTAATCGTCGGAACGTTTGTCCATGAAAGCGAAATCGTTGTCCTGCGCTATGGTGACTCGTTCCACGAAATGCCCCAGTTCGTGTGCGAGCGTGAACCTGCGTCTTGTCTGTGGTTCGGTGCGTTCCGTGTAGGCTCGGGGCTCGCTGCTGTGTTCCTTGACTATCATGCCGCTGACACCTTCGGGAAGCTCACCGGTGTAGGGCGTGACACCCATGGCCTTGCATATGCTCACGATCTTGACCGGATAGGAGTGGTCCCAGTAATTGTCAAGGGTTTCTTGCGCTTTGCGGCGCGCATCCTGCCACAGTAGGGTCATGACTTCTCCTTCCCAGTATTGACCTGATATCCTATATGTTCAACGTTAACAGGAGCTCAGGCCCAGGCATTCCCTCGCATAGGCTTCAACCTCACGGTTCTCTTCATCGTCACCGATAAGCAGCAGCCATGCTGCGGGAATCTCCCTACGCACGTCCTCCTTGCGTATTTTTTTGATAAGCCCTTGTGACTGTAAGAACATGCCAGTCTGGCTTATACGCTGTATCGCCGACTGTCGCCTTGAGGCAATCAGTCGTCCGTTATCTTCGCGCTGTAGGGCCTCATGGCTGAGGATTCCCATGCTGAACTGTTCTGCAAGATGCCCCCACCCGCGTTCGTAGACACGGCTCGGCAGACCTTTGCGTTGGTTTTCCTCGGTGGGCGGCCAATCATAGGTGATCTCGGCCATAGTGAGCATCATGGCGTATGCCGTCATGTTGGGCGTGGGGTTACCTCGAAACATGGTGAGGAATTTTCCTTCGGCTGATAGGCGCATGACTTTTTGTGCGTTACGGTATCCCAAGGTCTCCATCTTTCCTCCACGCCTAGCGGTAATCTGGACGCGGAAAATGTTGCATCGTTTTCCTTTGTGCCTCTCGGTGTTCCAGCACCGGGAGGCGTTTTCTTTTATGTCTACTACCATAGCACACAATATCTCAGCAGCAATACTTTGCATTATTGCTACAGCCTATCTGATGGTATTTCAGCAGCACTAACCTTATATAGGTAATAAACAAGTTATTGATAGAGATATATAACTAGAGCGCTTCGCGGATTTTTTCCCATCGGCAATCACCGTCGATTTTCGCCACGCCGAAACCGTTCCGCAGCCCAACCCGAAGATTTGTTGGAGAATGTTGGAGAATGACATTCCTAGACGCCGGAAATCTTACCCGAGATACGATGAGACCCCTTGCAAACATTGGCGTTCGCAAGGGGTCTCAATGTCTAATCAGCGGGCGTTTCAGCACACCTTCCACATCCAGTTGTGCGGGTCCTCGACTTCGCCGAGCTGGATGCCGAGCAGCTCGTCGCGCAGTTCGCAGGTGAGCTTGCCGGA